GGCTACGGCAGCGGCAGCGGCTACGGCAGCGGCACCGGCACCGGCACCGGCACCGGCAGCGGCAGCGGCACCGGCTACGGCATCAGCTGGCGTATACGGAAACACGAGGCGACAAATGAATAAATTGCCAGATCACCCGGGACTCGCCGAGTACCAGCGCGAGATCGATGAACATCAGCGCCTGGAGATGGCCTGCGACGAAGCCGAAATCACGTTTCTCGCGGTCACTGTAGAGGAGCTCTTTGACCGCGTGGATGCACTCACCCAAGACGAAGCCAGGAAGGCGCTACGGCAGTTGAGCGATGCCTACAGCTACGCCGTCTACACGATCACGAAATACGAGCAGGAGGAGCCGTCATGAAAGCTTTCGCCAACGCCTTCTTTTGTCTGACCATGGCGGGCGCATGTGGCGCCGCAATCCTAGTGCTTCTGGATATGCTGTTGTGAGCATCATCAGCGAGCAGAAAAGCGACCCCTGGGAACCGCCCTGTTTTATCGAGGGCGTCCCGGAAGCCGAGTACTTCGCGCTGCCTGGGGCGTCCTCTACTGCGCTCAAGACACTCCTACAGACGAGCCCGAAGCACATGAGAGAGGCTCCGGATAAGCCAAGCGCGGCGAAGGCCCTGGGCTCGCTGGTTCACCTGTTGGTGCTTCAGCCTGAGCTTGTCTCTGACGGGGTTGCCGTCAAGCCAGAGGGGCTTAACCGACGGTCGAAGGCGGGAAAGGCGGAATTCGCCGCGTGGGAGGAGGAGAGCGCTGGAAAGCTGATTTGCACCCAAGCTGACATGGACGCAGCCCAGCACATGCGCGATAGCGTGCTCACAGGCAAGGGGAGAATCGGGGAAGCAATCTTTAGTGCCGGTAAGGCTGAAATAAGCATGATGGCCACGGACCCGGTCAGCGGCGTTTTATGCCGCGGGCGAGCTGATTGGTTGCCGGATGGGCAAGCCGTGATTGTGGACCTGAAGACCGCTGCGTCAGCGTCTCCCGCGGAGTTTGCTAAGTCGGCGGCTCGGTATGGCTACCATTTGCAGGCATGGCTGTATTCGTATCTGCACAGCCTGATCACCGGGAAGCCCTGTCCCGCCTTCGTCCACGCCGTCGTAGAAAGCACGCCGCCGTATGACAGCGCGTTTTACGAGCTGTCGCAGCATGATATGGACAAGGGAGAAGCCGCCATCAGGCATGCTCTCTCGATATGGGCACGGTGCGAGGAATCCGGAGTCTGGCCTGGGTACAGCTTCGATTGGACCGAGGGTTCCTATAAAATTGAGCCGTTAAGTCTTCCACGATGGGCGATGTAAGTGCGGAGTCTGGCTTCCGCTAAACATTCAAAGCCTGCAAGGAGCTAAAAATGCCTACCACGAATCCTATCACAGCCGCGCGCCTGCGCGAACTCCTAAACTACGATCCCGAGACCGGGATTTTCACCTGGCGCGTGAGCCGTCGTCCACGTGCGCGCGCTGGCGGCGTTGCCGGGAAACACTGCCACGGTTATATCCGTATTGGGATCGACGGCCGCGTCTACAGAGCCCACCACCTAGCCTTCCTGCGGATGACGGGCCGCTGGCCGCGCCAACAGGTAGATCACGAAAATCACATTCGTGACGACAACAGATGGTGCAACCTTCGCGACAACGTGGACGACGTTGAGCAACAACACAACCGCGCGATGAGTCGCACTAATTCCAGCGGCACGGCCGGCGTTTATTGGAATAAACACCACCAGAAATGGCAAGCTCAGATTAGCGTGGAAAGGAAGCGCATCCATCTCGGCTACTTCGCCGAGATCACCGACGCAATCGCCGCACGTAAAGCCGCTAATTTGAAATATGGTTTTCACCGAAATCACGGCAAGGAGCTTGTATAATTTTACTTGCGCCCCCCGTTCGAAACAGAGTACTATATTACCTGAACCAATGCCCAGGAGACAAAATGATAGTTCACTTGCTGAGCCCGAGCGGCTCTGGGTCGATAACCCTCTGCGGAGAGCACGACAAAGCAGACGCGGACATGCGCCTGACCACGCGAATCGACCGCGTGACGTGCCGAACGTGCCAACAACAGTGGGCCGCCTTCGTAGGCGCCCGCGGCAAACCAAACCAAACGAGGAGTCAAGACGATGAACAGCGAAGTTAAAGAATTGCAGCAAGTTCCAGCCAAAAAATCCCTTCTGGCTAAGATGGCTGGCCGCTTCGATATGGAACCAGGCATGTTCGCCGATACCATCAGGGCTACTGTCATGCCAGGCGGCAAGGCCACCAACGAGCAACTAGCCGCCTTCTTGATGGTCGCCGAACAGTATCAACTGAATCCCATCACCAGGGAGATCCACGCTTTCCCCGGACGCGGCGGGGGCATTACGCCGGTAGTCGGGATCGACGGATTCCTGAACCTGGCCCAACGCCGCCCGGAATTTGACGGAATGTCCTTCGAGATCGGCACCGACACGGACGGAAAGCTTGAGTCTTGCACCTGTACAATTCACCGCAAGGACCGCTCACACCCGATTGTCATCACTGAGTACCTGGAAGAGTGCTTTCGAGCGACCGAGCCCTGGAAGCAACACACGAGACGGATGTTGCGCCACAAGACCGCGAAGGAGGCGATTCGGTATGCATTCGGATTCTCTGGCATCAGTGACGAGGACGATGCGCATTTTATCCATGAAAACGCCACCGTCATCGAGCAGGAAGCTCCCTCTCTGGGCGCAGCCTCAATCATGAGTAAGGCTAAGGCATTGGACGAGCAGGGCCAGCACCCCTCTGAGGAGCCGGCTAAGGATGCCACAGAGAGCAGTGGTTGGCCTCGGTTTGAGTGGGACGTACATTCAGAAATCTGGCGCGATGTCGATGGAGTCGAGTTCGACGAACAGTTGCACGGCTGGAACCAAGAAAACGACCGCCCATCGGTCACCCAGGCAGGGAGATTCAGGAAGCGCCGCGGGCATCAGGAGGAAGCAATCGAGTCCGAGCCCACTATGCCAGCTCACCCGGCAACCTTCGCCGAAATCGCCGACGAGATCCGCGCAGCCAAAGACGAGGAACAGCTGGGCATGCTGAGCGACCTGATCGCCGAGTCCACCAGCCTGCCAGACGATCAGAGGCAGGAGCTTCTGGAAATGGTGGCAAATAAAGCTTGACCGTTAGGCCTAACAGTGTATAATGGTCCTCAGTCGAGTAACAAACCAACTGCAAGCGGAAATCATGTACCAAGTCAGCATCAAGCAAATTTCCAAGAAAGACCATCCAGACATGGCGAGCTACACGTATGTAGCGAAAATCTTCGAGGATGGCCAGCAGGTTGAGGAAACGGAATTCTACGGCGCCGAAGTTCACACGGACAAGGTGCGAGCGGTTACCGGATCTGGGGTTAGGATTGCCATGCGCAAGGGAAGCGCTGTCAGTAGCGGCGCCACCGAAGTAACCGGCGACATGATTGACGCTTTCGCCGAGATGCAAAGCGGCGACGATGGCCAAGTTATTGTCGAAACAAAAAAATCAGCATGGGAAGGCGCCATTGATTTCCAAGAAAACTAATACCAAACGAGGCAAATCATGACAACGATCACAGCTAACATTCCTTCACGTAAATCAGGAAAGACCATGATCGCCGCCCGAGTGGATACATATACCCAAGATGAGAATGGGCGGTGGAATAGCCCTGATTTTGGTCCAATGACGGAGGGAGACGTTATTGACATGGCTAAGAGGGCCACTAACTGGAAGGAGATCAAGGCAAAACATTTTCCGATGGTAGGCTTCCACTCATAAACATGGAAACAACTAACCAGCCGACAAGCCCCAAGGACGGGGCGCAGCGGCAAAGGGAATTTGCCGAACGAAAACGAGCCCAGGGCCTCAAGCAGTTCCGCTACTGGGTATCAGATTATGAAGCGCATTGCCTCCAAAAGCTACTGACCTGGCTTCGCAGGTCGTAGCGAGAGACTAAAGAGGAACGATCATGAACAACTACAACCACATCCCCGAGCAAGAGCACTACCCCGAGTCCATGGGAACTCGCATCGCCCACGGCAACGGCTCCAAGCTTCGTCCAGCCGTCACTGCCAAGCTACGGAGTCGCCCGCCACTAGACTACCTGGAGAAGCCTTCCGCGGCTTCCCAGCCCTGTGGGGCGCTCTGTGCGGCGCAAACCGTAGTGACAATATGCGTGGTGATCTTCGCCCCGATCTGCTTGTTGATCGGCGCGGTGGCCGCGCTGTCATGAAAGGGAAAGAGCTGATAAAGAGCCTGCTTGAGCGTCTGTGGCCGAAGGCCACGAAGGTCTACTCTTGCTTCGGAAGCCAGCGCCTGCTAGGGCCCAAGGACCGCACGCGCTACGGGTGCCACAACTGCCATTTGCAGAAAAACTGTTAAACACCAACCACAACACGAGGATTGGTCCTGATGCCTTTTAGACTTATTCATACCAAGCGCCAAGCATTTGGTTCAAATTTCATCCACCATGCATGGGTTGGGCAGACTCGGAATTCATCAGATGAAGTCTGGGAAGATCGTACCAATGAATACGACACTTCCAAAGATGCCGAGCTGGCCCTATATAAAAATGTTTTCGCTGTGAATTGGGCGCCCACCCTGGAACATTAAGCACCCCAGCTCACACACCAACTTTAAAAACTAAGACTATGAAGACAAACCAAATGTTTTTGATCGCCGCGCTGATCGCCACGAGCTCCACCGCAGCTCAGGCGCAATATGAGGCGGAAGCCGAGTATATAAAAACCTTGCGGCAATCCACCGAAGTCTTTGGCCGAATGGTAGACGACAACAACCGCGTGGAAGCGGAGGAGCAAGCAGAGCGTCGGTACCGAGTAAACGCGCAGAACCGGTACGAGCAGAACCGGATAGATACCGAGCGCCGGCACCAGGAAATGATGTGGGCCATCAGGAACCAAAATTAGCCGAGTTGCTCGGCAATCCGCTGGGGTGACGGTTTCGCCCTAATCGAGGAGTAGGAAATGTCTCAATTTGAAATGTTCGACACTCGGGCGTTATCGGCTGCGCTCTCAAGCACGCCGCTGGTAACCCCCAACTCCGACAAAGGGCGGTTTTTCAACTACACTTGGTGGCCTGCCCACTATGCGCAAGTTGAGGGCCCGGTCCTGGAAGCAATTGGACGCATTGATGATGATGGCTTTGACCGGCGGGTGAGCGTCTTGCGCATCGCGGAGGCGGTGGACGCCAAGAACGAGGACCAGCTAAGGCTAATGGGTTTTTCCGCTTCGGAAATCACCAGGTATGTTACCCGAGCCATCAACAAGCGGCTTAGGACGCTTGCTGACAGCACGGGCGCATACTTCGTAATCCGCAACTCTAAGCTCAACAAGCTGTTGCTTGAAAACAAGGCTGCTTAAGTCATCAACCGGGCAAGGACGCCCCGCGAGGACATAAATATGTGTACATGGGAAGAAATCGGAAAGAAATGGCAAAGCGCTCAACAGATGGGATGGCAAGCCATCCAGGTCGCAATGGACGTGGGCGACGATCTTCAGCAGAAGAAGGACGAGACACCGCACGGAGAGTGGGTGCCAAATCTACAGCGGTATGTAGATTTCACCAATCCGGCAACGGCAAATGCCAGAGCATCCGAGCTTATGCGCCTGGCCCAGCACCGCGAGCTGATCGAGGAGCACAAACCGGGCTCGATGAGGTGCGCACTGGCTCTGATCCCGAAAACACCGAGGAAAACCAGCGAAAAGCAGCTGCAAACCTTGGAAGAGGACCTAGACAAGTATCAGCGGTTCGCCAGGCTGGAGGCTACAAAGCAGGCCACGATCCTTGCCAAAAAGGAGGTCAAGATACAGTTGGCAACCCTACAAAATGATGCACACTATGCCGTCATAGCAGAAAACAAGGCATTCAAAGCGCGAACCGCGGAGAAGGACCAGCGGCTCACCGAAATGCTGGCCGCAACAAGGAAAGAGCGGCTGTTTTATGAGGACCTAGTCAATAAGAGGATGAACGGGTACGACTGGAAACTAGGTCTTAAGCTATTGCGCCAGGCAGTGCATCCTGATAGAGACGCGGGTGCTACGCCCGCAATCAGGGAGAAAGCAATGGAAGCCATCAGGCATTTCGCCCAATTCATGCAAGTCTAATCCACTCAACGAGCGGGTGAAAGGCCCGCATCCCTCCTTACCTGATAATATCTTCCATCGGAACATCATAATCGAGCCAGGGAGCGCGATTTCTGCGTTCTACATGCGTAAGCCCCAGGCGGTTCTGAGCTGCCCTAGCTTCGGCTTCGCCGCCGAGGCGAAGATACTGGTCGTAATCAGATAATTTAAACAGGCGCTGCGCCAGATCATCTGCATTCGCGTATGCGCGGGCGTCAGGAATGTGTTTGGCCTGTTTCCGCTCAAGCGTGCGAAGTTTGTTTTTTGGTTTTGGTAGATAGCCTTGCCGCGAAGCGTCTAGGATTCGTTCCGCTTCGTTGAACTCGAAATTTAATAGTCTTTTCTGCATCGCGCTGCGCTCATTCAGTCGATACAAAATTGCTGCTTGTTGCACCCAATCGTCCCGCAAGGGGCCGGCTTTCTTAGGTGGTGGGCCAATCTCTTCCTGAATAGCTTTACCGTGCTGATACCAAGGTGAGGCGCGCTTTAGCTGATAAGGCGTGCGAGGCGGCTTTTTCACCATACGATCAAGATCGTCAAGATATTCCGCCCTGCGCCAATTCGAGATTTCCTTGCTCAATACATCATAAGCCATCTTGCCAGTTGACGCAGCCTGCCTATCCTCTCGCAGTTGAGCGACAATGCGCGCATGAGCGCTTTGCGGGAGCCCCCCGGAGGAAAAGCGCCCCTCTGGAAAGTTAAAGTCTTCGGCTATCCGGTTTTCTGCGTGCTGTGTTGCGTGCTGTGCTTCATGCACCGCAACGCTAGTGCGATCAGCGCCCGCCGCCAAGTCATCTGCAATGGCGATGTCCCCGATACTGCCTGAAGCCACTCGCCCCGGTATAAAGTGCCCTTTTGACTCGGACATCGGGTCTGTGCTAGTTGGTATTTCCCCAACCTCCGGATAATTCGCGTACAATTGCGGGTGTTTAAGTCGCGTAGAGAGCTTGCTGGGTACTTGCGGCATTGGCCCGCCTTCATATCGGAAGGTTTGCGGCTCCGCCACCTCCCAACGAGGAGCCCCTCCAGGGGGGTTAGGCCCTTTATCAGTCTTTACCCACCAGCCCGTTTGTTTCCAAATATCCGCCGCATCTGCGCCGCCCGATGCTAGCTTCTCAGCCTCTCCAAGCTGCTCGACGTTAGCATTATTTGCCCACTGCCCCATGAACATCCGTGTTTGCATGGCAGGATCACTGCCCAGCGCAGCTTGCAACGCGGCCATCTCCGGATTGACGCCCGGAAGCTCGGGTCCCCCGCGTAACATGGGCTCTACGGCCTTCAGACCGCCCTTCACGCCGTAGCCGATACCGAAGGGTAACGCGGCAAGCCCCAGCGCAGGCAGAACTCCTAAGCCTTCGCTGCGCGCTGCCTGGTACTCTGCCACGTCAGACGCGCCTGGTATTCCAAGCTGAGAAACGAAGTGGGCTGGCGTCGGCCACAAGTCCTTGATCGCCCCCGTCGCGTATTCTGGAGAGCCTGGCGTCTGCGCTCGACGTGCGTGCTCAAGCTCCGAGCGCTTGCGCTCCAGCTTTACCATAGCTTCGTATGTGGTCATTACTGTAGATCGTCCACTAGCTGGATGGAGTGCGTATCACCGCATAAAGCCAGGCATGCTTGAGATGCTGCGAAGCTCGTCCCTTGCCCTCGAATCCCTTTGGTCATATGTCAGGGCGTTTGCCCGCAGTAGTTGGTCGAGACTCAGATAGTTGCGCGGCCCGCCAATCACATTAGCCATAGACTGACCAATGTTCGCCGCACCACCGAGTGCGCCACCGCTGCGCATGTAGCCTCCAGACAAGGCGTTTCCGCCAAGACCGAGCAGGGTTGACTGGATCGGAGATTCAATCATCGACTGGAACGCCATGCCCTCCGCAGTGCCGGACGATGGCACGCGAGGCGCAAAGTACTCGCCGACTTTCGCCGCCCTTGCAAGATCCTCGCTACCGCGCACCCGGCCCTTGCCTTCGCGCTTCAGTACATTCCTTAGCGGACCTACACGAATTTCTCCGTTTTTGACGACTCCGGGCTTCTCCAAAATCTTCAGCGTTCGGTATTGTCGCCGCGCGGTTGAGAGCTGCTCTAACGCGTCCGGCCCAACCGAGCGCTCAAAGGCATCGTCCAAAGCCTCGCGCACACCATACAGGGCTCTCTCCAGCGCTGGGTCTGCATTGTCGCCACGCCCAACCTGCTTAGCCTTCTTTGCCAGCTCGGAAGCAACATGCTGATACCTGGCCAGCGACAAGGGGTCGTTGATTAAGTCAAGAATCTGGTCCCTGAATTTCGGCCATTGATCCCCGCGCACTGGCGATTGCATGAACTCGGCATCAATATTGCCTAGATCATCAAAAAACGACGGGTCGGTTGCAAGGTCGAAAGCGTGGTTTTTTGGTGTAAGCGCCTGGTACTGCTTGCCGATTCTCTCATGTGCCGCCTCAAGTACTGCATCCGTTACTTTCCCTTCAGGCGTCGCGCCGATGGCATCACGCGCTATCTTGTTGACCGTCTCTTGATTGGCAGACGCCAGCCGGTCAAAAGGAGCGGAGGTTAGCGGGTGGCGCATAAGCCCAGCTTCAACCTTTTCCAGCTGTCCAGTACCAAGGCGTTGAGCGGGAGTGGTGCGGTAACCTATGCCTGCCGCCTCGGCCAGCATCTCGCTATGCTCTGGTGGCGGCACCTGTGGAACCGCGTCGCCCGCAAGCTTCTGTAGACCGCGACCAAGCATAGCCCCTGCGACCCCTCCAGCGGCTCCTGTAGTCGCCCCGCCAAGAACCGTGTCTCCATAGCTCAAGCCTCCCAGAGAGCCCCCTATCGCGGCCTCAGTGCCAACCCTGGACGCAAGGCCGGCGCCGCTCCCTGCCCCTGGCACGGCAAGATAAGGAACCGTCTCGCCAACCGCCGTGGCAACCGGGTGTTCACGGCTCAGTGCCCCGTAGGCTCTGTCGTGGAAGGCTTGCTCCCTTGCTAGATCGGCTCTGGCCTCATCATCGCCTGTCGCTCTGTAGTAGAGGTCTTGAACGCCAGCCCCGATCTGATTGAATGTGCGTCCGGCGCCAATAAGCGCGGCCTCCCCCGCTCCAGTGTCTTGCGCTAGCGCCTGTAGTGGCATGTCGCCTTGTTCGCGGCGAAGCATCTCAAGCTCTTTGCGATCTAAACTTGCTTGCTCGCGGCGGAGTAATTCCAGCTCTTCCCGCTCGGTCATTGCACTAGTCCTCTAGCACGGCGGCGCATTTCAAGTTCCGCTTTTTCGTCACTGGTCAGCTCAACCTCCCCGCCTGGATCCGCCCTTCCCGCCTCGGCCTCTAGCGCGCGCATGGCTTCAATACGCGCCACACGTTTCTGCTCGACTACTTCCGGCCCATCGCCCACGACCGGGAAGAACGTGGTGTACTCCTGCGCCATCTCATCAGCGGCAATCACTGCGCCAGACTCTTTGCGTAGCTTAGCCCTGATCCATTGGTCCGCGGCGTTCCGGTATTGTTGGGCCTCGGCTGTCTGCAACGAGTTAGGCGCCGTCTGCGCCCACATCCGAGACAAGCCGCCCTCAACTTGCGGGGCGCTGTCCAACTGGTCTATCGTAGCTTCAGCGGATAGCATCCTGTCCGCATAGGATCTCGATTTGCGCTCCTCCCCGGTTGGCTGTTCAGCCGGCCCGCCTGGCACAGGCTCCACGCCTTGCGCGAGGTCGGATGGGTCTTTCCAGCGATACCCACCAGGCAACTTTTCGCCCGTGGAGATTTCCACTTGCGGCTTGCTGAAAGGCTCCATTCCGAGGGCTTCTTGCTCGCGCACATACGTTGGACGCCCGGTTGCCGGGTCGATCACAGCCTTAAGCGCCAAGTCTGGCTCGGGCCGCATGGACACGGGCAACAGCTCTTCCTCTCCACCCATGCCGGCACGCAGGAAATCCGCTTTTTGAAAATCACCCGAGGCTTCCGCCTTCTGCGCCTCATTCATTCTGTATTCGTTCTCCTTGCGCTGTTGCTCCTGCTCTCGCTGTTGCGTACGCCTGCCAACTTCCAGCGTGAACAGCTGCGACTCCGCCTGTAGCTGCTCGCGAGCCGTAAGGCCCCTGGGGGGCTCATGTGGGAGTGCCTGCTGTTGCCAAGGGGGCGACAACATGTTGGCAATCATCCCGAAGCTGCGCTCTAAAGCTTGTGCCTTCGTTAGTCTGTCAGACCCCTCCATGCTGAGAAGACGGGCCGAAACAAGGTCTGCTATGGGCGGTTGGGACTGCTGTGGGACGCCCTGCGGTAAAGGCATATCCATGCGTCCTGTTACCGGATCACCAGTAGGCGTTTGGTCGGTCACATCGGATATTTCGCCGGGGCCGGCGATGGCAGAGGCCATGCGTACATCTGGCGCTTTCCCGAGACGTGCGCGGATGTCGCTCACGTATTTACGTGTCTTTGGCCCCCATTGTTTGGTATTCGGTCCGCCATAGTGGTGGGCAGCAATGGCCTCCACAGGATCAAGCGCAGGAAACCGCTTTAAAGCATCAGCCGCGTATTTCGCCGTCCATTCTGCGGAGGCGCCAAAATCATTCGGGTCAATCCCTGCGGCTCTGGAGTTTTCTTCCATCAACTGGAAATGTCCGGCAGCTCCGCTTGAGCGGTTGAGCATGTTTTGGCCGCGCCCACTTTCCTGCCCCCAAATGGCGTTGAGGACACCGGGAGGAAGACCATACTGGTATTCCAGTTGATTCAGCGCGTCTTGTCCTGTTGGCATTGTGGCCTCCAGTGGCCTTTAGCGATTGTAGTAAGACTGTGGGCCGTATGCAGGGCCGTAAGCATCACCAGACACAGGGCCAGGATTATAGCCGCCATATCCGCCAGGGTTTTGCGTGCGCTGCCAGGCATCGTAAATGCCCATCCCGTACTGAGCGCCCCTGGCCGCACTGCCCCAAGGATTGTTGTAGTTCGGGATTTGGGTCGGCGCCGTTTGGTTAATAGCTCCCTTACTTCCGGCTTGTGTAATGGGATTAACCCAATTGGAATAGTTGGAAAATTGTTGTCCTGGATAGCCCTGCGCGTGGGCGAACTGCCGGTTGTACCAGTCCTGCACCTGCTGGTTTGCGCCGCGCATCTGGCCCCCAAAGCCAGCCAGTCGATTGCCCATCTCGGTCCCGGCTCCTGCTCCCCGCATCCCATAATTAGCGGCTTCTCCAAGACCCTGAAGCCCCAGGGCCCGCTCTTTACCGTAAGCGTTCCGAAACTGTCCGCGCTCCTGATTGAGGGCGCCAAGCGTGCTTGCCCTGTCCTGTACGTAGCGGCCCAGGCCAGCCTCATAACCGCGACTGGTCATGTCGGTGGTGTTCTTCTGTACGGCGTCCATCAGGCCCTGAGTAGCCAGCCCTTGGGTAATGCCTGCGCGGGTGCCACCGTAAGCCCCTGGGCCGCCTCCGGCCAGGCTCCGGTTGATACCTGGCATCGTGTGCTCGGCAAACTGGTCGACCAGCTGCTGATTCGCCGCACCGATCTCGCTGCGTAGGTGGGTGTTCCACGGGTCAAAGCTGGCGCCGATACCCTGCACTTGGGAAGGCGTTGCCGAGGGCATGAGGTTCCCGCGTCCGCCATAGCCACCGAATTGCCCTGCGTAGTAATTGGCGGCCTGCCCTTCCTGGCCGAGGCCCTGCAACTGAGTTGCCCAACCCTGCCGCGTGGTGTCGGTGATGCCCGCCGGCGCAAAAGGTTCAGAACCCTGGTAGGGACGATTAAGTAATGCGCCTGCTGTGGGTCCGATACCGTAATTAGCCATAATCTTTCTCTGCTATGAAGTGGTAATACCAGGCTCAATCCATGCCGCCATAAGGGTTGGTGTTAGTGAACCACGTCTCCTGTCCGTCGCGACTCCCGTAGCCACCGAAACCACGCGGCGTAGAAACTGGATTTCCGCTCGCGTCATACCACTGACCTCTCGAATCGACGGAAACCGGTGGCCCAGGCGGTTGGTAAGCGGACAGTTGGGATGGGGAAGCGTTTACCTCTGGTGCTCCCATTACCGGCGTCGTGTTGCCCGTCAACCCCGGCTGTCCGGTCGTCGGGTCCAGATATAGGGGCTGAGGCCCCTGCGAACCGAAACCTAGAAGATTCGCTACACCCTGGCCGAATTGCCCGTTGTTCTGTCCCGGCATCTGCCCTTGCAGTTGCCCCAGAGACATGGGGTTATGCTGCCTCTCCGCGCCTGGCTGCCGACCTGCGCCCACTGCCTCATTCCAGCCCAACGCCTGCGGGTTGACCGCTGGCATAGAGGGATCCCACGCCTGGCCAAAGACGTAAGGATTCTGTTGGCCAGTCCAGACTTTTTGACCAACGTCTTTATTTGCTTCCAGAGATTGCTGATAATTCGCAGCGTTCTGATCGTTCGCATCGGCAACGGCGCCCGCCTGCTTTTGAGCCGACAGGTAAGAGCCTGCGGCGCCAATGGCGGCTGCGATTATTACAGGAGGAATGTTACACAGATTCCCACCGCCAGCCTCGTAACGCTCGCATTTTGTCGACCTAGTCTTTAGCTCAATCATCTTGTCTCCACTTTTTTTGATTACTCATAGTATCAACTAGACCTACGCCACACTGTGAGTATAAGCCAGGGCGGGCGGTTCTCATGTGCTTGGCTGCCGCCCGTCTCCGCTGTCTCCGCGCTGATGAAAAGGTTTTTCACGGTGGCATTAGGATCGGCACCCGTGACACTGCCTCCGTTCCCGTCGAAGTTTACAAGCTCACTCGCCGAGCCCGGCCCGTGCGTATGCGACGGCATCTGGATTTCCGTCAGCGTGATTTCCTTGTTGGTATCGCCACCAGTGACGCCTGTCGTGTAGGTCTCGCCGTCGAGACTTCCCGCACCGACAATAAAGCGCCCTTCGGAAGTCTGCGCCCAAGTGCCCGGCAGAAAAACGTTCGGGTTGGCCCCGGTGTAGGAGAAATAGACCGATCCCACTGGCCACTTGAAATTGTCCGCCGCCGCGATGCGGGCATCGATAGCCGCGTCCAAGCCAGTGATTACGGAGGCAGGATGTCCGTCAGTAGCGGTGTCAGTAAGCTCGCTGTGAAGCGTTGTTCCAGGTGGGCCGACCTCACCACTGCCGCCGCCGCCGCCCCCAAGGGGTAACAGATCCCAATCATCGGACAAGACGACTTCTTGGACCTCCATATCTATGGAGTACTGGTCCTCCGTCTCGACCCAGGCCCCGCCATCGATCCGGTAGCGTCCGGCAACGTTGGCGTCACCCAACCACCAATCGGTGTCCACTACAACGGTGATCGGCGTGGCGGCCACGGTCTCGAATGTGAAATCGATTACGCCGTCCGGCGCGCCCTGCGTCGCCGGTGCCACCGCCAGCGAGACATAGGTGCCGTTATCCACGGGTGGAGCCTGCAATGACCAGCGCATCCCCAGCGCGGCTACAACATCGCCTGCGGTCAGAGCCAGTAATTGCGCTTCTCGGTCCGTACTGCCGCTGTCGGTCTTGTGAACGTGAAGATTGCCCGAATCGCTGTTGGCTTGCTGAATGACTCCAGTGCCCGGCGTACCGGGATTCTGAGGCGTGTCGTAATCGTAGTTCGCCGTCCAAGTCGTCGGGCTCGGATCGGGCTCCTCCATCGCGACGTAGAGATCGAACGTCGTCCCGTTGTAGATGATGGTCGGATCAATCGGGATGGTCTGGATGCCCGTATTCTCGGCGGTGAACTGCGAGATAAGTTCATCAGGGATGGCGACACCGAGAGGATCTTTGACGGCGAACACACGGTAGCTGTTACCGGTGACGGTGTAGAGCCTGATCGCTGAAACCGTACCGTTCAGGGTCCAGGTATACCGCTGACCAACCGTCAGCTGCTTGGCAGTGAGCGTATCGGTGGGATTCGCACCGGTGTAGAGCGGACCCGGAACGCCGACATTCTGCGGGGCCAGGCGGTCAGTGGTGACTTTGTTGGCCAGGCCCGAATAACTGCCATCTATGGCAAAGTCGAACTCTTGATAGGTCCCCGGCACCCAATCGCCTACCCACGTAACCTTGCCGTGGGGGTTGTAAGCAGTCTCATGGTCGGATGTCCACTCCTCCAGCGCCCCGGCACGTATCGACACGCCGGACAGCGCCGTTTCCACCTGACGAAATTCCTCTTGTGCCTGCCTGCGCGGCTCTCCCTTAAGCGCCGGCAATTCCTTGTGGTGATATTCGTCCTGAGCAAAAGTCATTACCGGCGCCCCGCCTCCGAGTAAACAAGCGAAAGACCACCAAGACGCCACGAAGCATCTTGCTGTGAGATGACACGAAAAGCCGTGGGCTGCCCGGT